CACCCTCGAAGACGCGCATCGACGCCTGATGCGCGTCCCACTCTTTCGCGGACAGGCCACGCACGTACACGGCGCCGCCGAGCTCTTCGACCTCGACCTCTCGCGTCTTCACGTTCAGTGCAGCGGCGAGAATCTCGTCACGAGTTAGTGCCATTGTTGAACTTCCCTCTCTAGGGTGTTTCGGGGTCGTTGCAAACGCGCCGCGCGCCTCATACAGCGCGCGGCGCGTCGAACCGGCCAAGGCCGGTGGGGTTTGTTACGGGTTCGTCGGAACCGCGACGTTCTGCGCGGGCACGTCGGTGAACGTGCAAGCGATGTCGATCGTCGCCGCGCCGCTGCGCGACTTCGTGTGAGCGCCGACGTGGACCTTGAACAAGTCGCACGTCTTTCCGGGAGTGTCGTCCGAGTCGAACAGGACGACGACAACGTCGGAATCCTTCGCCAGCACTGAACGAATGTCGACGCCGCCGGTCGCCGTGTAGCCCTTGTCGGCGTACGCGGTGATTGTCGAACCGGCCGACCAATCCTCGCCATCGTGCAGCGGAATGGTGATGCCGCTCGCGAGGTCGTCGGTCGTGATGGTCGATTCGGTGCCACTGAAGCCGGCAACGCCGTCCTTCGGAATGACCTTGTCGATGCGCGTCCCGGCGATCAGCTCTGCGCGGGTCGGCGCGGTGATGTCTGCACACGTCGGCAGTACATAGACCCAAGAGTCTTGGGTCTTGCTGTACCGCACGGGCGACGCGATCGCGGGCGTTGGTGTCGCCACCATTACTCACCATCCTTTGTGGTGTTGGTGCGCCGTGCGGACTGCTCGGCGGGCCTGTCGGCCTTCTCGGCCTTTTCCTGGCGCCAGCCAGAACGCGCGAACGCGCGCCCCTGCGCCTCGGACATCTCGACGCGAACGTCGGGAAGCTTTTCGTTGGTGTAGAACGGCATTTACTGCCTCCATGCCTCGATGTGAATCGCGAACAGGACGGCAGCGACCGGCCCCTTCGTGGTTTGCGGAAGTTCGACGTCGCCGCCGAGCCATTCGGCGGACTGCACAAGATCGCCGAGCGTCGGGTCGTTGCGAATCGCGAGCTCAAACGGGTCCGCAATCGCGAACGCTTCAGGGATCGCGTCGGGCAGTTCGGCCGCGTCGCCGCGCCATGACGTCGCCTGCCCGTACACGTCGAAGACTTCAAAGTCTTCATCGCCGGCCAGGTCCTCGCGCGACTGCGTCGTGATGACGCCGGGATGCTGTGCGTGCCACCCGAGACACAGGTACTTCGGCGGCAGGAACTGCACCAGCGGTTCGCCGAGAATGACTTGCACGTCGGTATCGGCCGCGTTCTGCGCCATCGTGAACAACGCAGTGAGCACGGCCGGCACGGTGCTGCTCATCCGATGCCCGGCACGCGTGTCGACGGCCCCGACAGGATCGCCGCGACCCGCGGGAACATGTTCACCGGATTGGTCGGCGGCGCATTACCAAGATCGGCGTCTGAGCCGTACGGGTTCGAGTTGTTCTGCGACGGCTGCCACAGCCCGGAAATGTCCTGCAACGTCGCCATGCGCACATCAGCCGGCACGCTGCCCTGACCGCCCGTATAGCTGACGATCACGTCGTTGCCGACGAACCGGCCAGGTATGCCGCCGTTCCACCGTCGCCGCAGAATTCCGCCGCGCGCGTTGTCGATCGTGAACGAATACGTGCCGATCCCGGCACCATCCGCAAGGTCAACCTGCGTCAGCGGGTACGCGTTCGGCCCGACATATTCGACGATCGACTCAACAGTCAGGACCGGCGGGTGATACACGACGATGAACTCGCCGCCCGGGCAGTGCGTCTCAGTGAACGACTGCGCGACGATGGGCCCCGTGAGGCCCTGAATGTATGCGGTCGCCGCGTCGATGAACCCCTGAATCTGGTCGTCGTGCACGTCGGTTGAGATGTGCAGATGCGTCTTGACTTCGTCGAGGGTGACGAGCGCTGTAACGGCAGGCACGGTTACCTCCGTTCGAGCGCGGGTGGCGTGGCGGCGGCAGCGCGAAGCGCCTCGTAATGCCGCTCAGAAATCCAGAAGTCCTTGTGATGCGGCAGCGTCGCGCCGGTATGGGCGTGCAGCGGAAAACCAAGCTCGCGGGCGCGCTGGCAAAACCAGTGATCTTCGCTCAGCCAGTGACCGTTTACCGGGCCGTCGTGAAACCAGCACCAGTCCGCGCCCTGATGTTCGGTCGCACCGGCACGGAATGCCGCGAACACGTCGCGATGCACAAGCAGACAGCCGGCGCCGGCAGAGTCGACGGGTACGACCGTGTCGGCCGGGTAGTCGGTGAACGCCGCGAACAGTGACGGATCGTCCGCCTCGCCATCCTTGTAGATGCACGGGACGGGCATCGGGTAGAAGTTCCCGGCGAACGCCGCGAACACGAGCCCCGACACGATCGGCCGCTCGGCGTCATGTGCCGCGTCGCACAGCTTGTCGAACGCCGCAAGCGACAACTCTTCATCAGAGTCGATCATTAGCAGCCATTGCGCGTCCGTGTTGCTCATGAACCGCGCAACCAGTTTGTTACGACCGTGCGACAGTAGGCCGCCGGTCCGCAGTCGCAGTAGGTCGCTTACGCGTCCATTGCGTTGCGCATATACGTGCGCGATCGAAAGTGCGAACTGTCCGTCAACCTGGCCGGCGTCGAGCCAGCCGATAGCGACCGTGTCCCTCATCTTCACGTTGCGGTTTCCCTCTCAATAAGGGTCACGACGGCGCCGCCCGAGAGGGTGAGGCGACGCCGTCGTGACCCGGCTTAGCGGTCGCTCGCTACTTACGGAGCGACAAGGCCCGTTCCGCGGATGACCTCGGCGGACTTGGCGCGACGGTTGAAAATCTGCGCCATGTAGCCGTGAACGCGGTACAGAACCGACAGGTTGTCGGCGTAGGTCGCGTCGAACGACGCGGCCTGAACCGGCGACTCCCACAGCCAGTGCTCGCCGCGCTTCAAGACGTAAACCTCGTCCTGGTTCGTGCTTGCACCGAGGTTCGACACGACGCTCGGGTCGATGTAGACCGGGAACCCGGCGAACGTGCCGGCGAAGCCCTGCGGCGCGTCCTGCGAGCCGCTACCAACCTGGTTCACGCCGGGACCGGCGGGAACCACGAGCGGGCGCGACTGTGCGTCGACACTGCCGAGGACCCATGCCCAGCGCCGCGGGTGCATGACGAGAGCGTCAGGCGTCATGAACGTGGCAGCCTGAATCTTCGCCACGGCCTGCGTCACCTGGTAGTACAGCGAATCGGCGTTCGTGGCCGATGCGACCTTCGGCGACGCAGATGTGTATGCGACGTCGGTCGCGGCAACGCTCGACAGGCCCGAACCGGTACCGGTCGTCGCGTACAGCACGCGAAGGTTCGCCTGCACGGCGTACGCGCGCGCCAGGTCGCCAAGCACAACCTCGTCGAACGCGACACCGGACTGCTCCAAGAGCTGCAACGGCAGGATCGACTTGCCGGCCAGGGTCGCGATACCGGAGCTGACGCTGTCGGTGACGACTGCCTGTTCGGTGATGTTGTTGCCCTGTGTGGCCTGTACGCCCACGGCCGTACCGGTCGTGAGACGCGGCAGGTTGATCGAGGCCACGCCGCCGGGCAACGCCTGGCGGTTCATCAGGTCCGCGGTCGGACGGGCCGGCCGAGCCAGGGAAACGAATTCCTTGACCAGCCACAGCGGCGGGGCGAACTCGCCACCGTTGGTCGCGGCGGTCGTCGCGTCGGGCGTGATGTTGGCGCCCGCGCGGCGCTCCTGCGACGCCGCGAGACGGCTACGCGCCTCGTCGGCGGACGGCAGGCCGTGCGACAACAGGCCGCTAGTGCTTGCGGCGCCGGCCAGGTCCCGGAAGAACGACACGTTGTGCGAGTCGCGCCGGTACACGGGGTTCGGCTCGGACGTGACGCCGTCGCCGACGGCAACACGGTTGCCGGCAGCCTTGCGAACCTCGGCCGCAGCGTCGGAACGCTTTTCGGCCTCGGCGAGCTCGCCGATACGCTCGTCGAGCTCTTTCAGCTCGGCGTTGATAGCGTTGAACTTCTCCGTCTCGTCAGCGGTGAACGCAGTGCGCTTCTCGTCGCTGTCCTCGACAGACTTCAGCAGAGCGTCAAGCTCTACCTGCTTCGCGTCGCGCGCTTCGAGCGCGCGCTTCAGCATGGACATAGTGAATCTCCACGGATAGAACGGGTTGGGGTTTGCCGCGTGCGAGTGGCGTCGACGGGTGGCGTCTGATTAGCCGGGCCGTCTATCCGGGTCGATGCGGGTAGTGCGTGTGCGGCTTAGGCCGCGTGGCGGCGCCTGCGGGCCTGCTCGGCCACTGCACGCGCATAGCTCAAATCGACGGCAGCGGCATTTGCCTGCTGCGCCGTCGGAACGTAAGTCGTCTGTGCGGTCACCTGAGCCGGATCGCCGAACGTGATCGCGTCGCCATCGTCGACGGTGTATTCGGCGCGCCACAGACCGATGCCGGGGTCCATGTCGCCGTACTGGCGCCACACGACCCACGTGTCGGACGCATCAACGACCCACATGTCGCACGCGGCGTCGTTGTCGTCATCGCTCGGCGCGTACTTCGCGAGCAGCGCGTCAGACAGCGCTTGTTCGCGATCGTTGTACGACATGTCGCCAACGGCGCGAACAAGCCGCTCGGCCGCGTCAGCAGCGCGAACGTTCGCAAGTCCGAATAGCGCCAGCGCGTTGCCCATCTGCTCGGCCGCTGCGTCGTCAAACTTCCGGCCGCTCCGCGCCTCGCGAAGCATGGACTCAATAAGCGTCGCTGCGGACTCGCGCTCGTCGCGCGCACGAACCTGCGCCGCTGTGCCATCGTTCGCCGGGTGCGTCACGATCGACACGTCCCCACCCGACAGGGAAGCCTCACGAATTGACCGCTGCGGCCGTTCGCCGCCGAAGTCCCACGCGTCGCCGCCATCCGGCACGCTGAACGCGAACGACATTTGATCCATGTCGCCGCGGCGCATCTTCGGCAACAGCCGTTGCACGTCCGGGTCTGACGCGTCGAGTTCGGCGCGCACCGACAGCCCGTGATCGTCCGTCGACAGGTTCAGCGTGCCCGACTTCGTACGCGCGAGCGGCTGGCCGGCATGGTCGACAAGTAGCACCACGTCCGGCGTCATGCTCAGCGTCCGATCGAACGCGCTTCGCTGAATCGTCTCGTCGAAAAAGCCGACCCGGTACGACTGGCCGAACGTCGACGCGTAACCCGTCAGTACGGGTGCGGCGTCGACGCCGTCCTCGCGTAGCTCGATGGCCGCGGTAACCTGGCGCGTCTCTAGTGGCCGCTTAGCCATCAGGTATCCCCTTGCTTCGGTGTGGTGGCCGGCGCGGGGACGGGTATAACCGTCTTGCCGGGGTCAACATTCGGTGCGCCAGCCGACGGCGACACGCGCGGAGAGCCCTGCGCAGTGACGCCCATCGGCACGAGCTCAAGCTCGACCTTCTCGTCGTCGGTGAGCGGCGCCTCGTTCATCTCTGTGAGAATGCGAGACGGCGGCAGCACCTTCGCCGCGACATAGATCGCGCGAACCCGTGCCTCAGTCTCGGCATCAGCGCGCAGCAGCGCCGCCGTATCGAACTTCACGAACTGCGACGCCGGTAGAAGATCGCTAAACGCATCCTCGACACGCTTCAGCCAGAACCCGACGCAGTACGTCAGGAAATCCAGCGAACGCTGCTCGACGTTCGAGTACGTCATCGACGACCCGGCTTTACCGCCCACCATCTCTGCGGGAACGTTGAAATACCGAGCAATATCGGAGATTGTTGCCTGTTGCGTCTCCAAAAACTGTGATTCCTCGGGACGGACGCTGATCGGCTGATACTTGATGCCGTAGCCGAACACCACAGGTTCACGGTTGTGACTCGCGTCGAGGAACTTGCGTTTTGCGATCTTCGTCTGTTCGTCGTCGACAGCCTGATCGGTTATAAGCGTCGCCTTCGGGACGCCGCCACCGTCGAAAAAGTCCTGAGCGAACTTCCGCGACGACAAGTCAACGCCGATCGACCGTGCCGCGTACTCGATCGGCGACAAGCCGACCGCCTGGCCCGGCAGTGTCAGGCCGCGGACATGTTTCATGTACGCGGTGACGTCCTGCTCGCCGCCCGCGCCGTTGTTCAGCTTGTAGACAAGCCGGCCGCTGTCGTCGGTTTCGACGCGAATCGCGTCTGGGCTGACAAGCTCAACCTGCGACGCCCGAAACGACGCCGTGTGACCCTTCTCGATGCCGTACGCGTTGCCCCGACTCAACAGGGACACCATCAGCATGTGAAGCCATTCCGATTGCGTCATGTTCGCGGCCGGGTTCGTCACGATCTGCGGGTCCGTGATGCGCTGCGCCACGTCGCCGACCTGCCGGAACGTCTGCAACTGCATCGACGACACCGTGTTCGCGATCAGCGAAATGCATGACCACGCCGCCGGCACCCGCAGCGCCGTGTCAGTGTTCGCCACCGTGCGGCGGCCGAATAGGTCCGTGCCAGGAAACGGCGGAATCGGCGGCTCAGGCGCGAACTGCCTACGCTCGCGGTTGCGGCGGCCCAGAAGTGCGCCCATCGTCCGAGCCCTCCGTCAATAAGTCGACGAGCACGAGGCCCGCAATGTCGATAAGCGCCCACGGCCAGCCGGCGACCTGCCACACGCCGACGGCGGAACAGGCAAGCACGACAACACCGCGCGACAGGCTCAGAAGATTTGCAATCCGATGCGTGAACGTGTTGACCATCCCCAATACGCGAGAGTCGCCGAGATGATCGCGTCGGCGTCGGGCGCCTTGCTGTCCCACAGCCGGCCATCGCCCACAATCCGGTCAGGCGTCGACCGCAGCGAAGCCGTCAACACCGGCTGCGCCAAGTGGCGAAGCTGGCCGGTTTCGGTCGCGGCGTCGTAGAAGTCGCCGAACGCCTGCTTGACCTGCTGTGTCTGCATCTCAATCACGCCGATACCGGCGAGCTTCAGATCGTCGACGAGCCCGGCGGCCGCCGACTGCACGTCCACGCACACGCCGTACGGCGAATAGGCCCGCTTCAGTTCTACGAGCCGCGCCGTCGCCCACTCGACACCGTCGCGGCGCTCCACAAGCTGAACCTGCGGCAACCCGTCCGGACGTTTGCCCACCACGGATATCGACGTGCGCGACCGGTCATGCGCCGTATGGACGGCGAACGCGACCTGACCGACCGGGCGCGGAGGCTCGGCGGAACGATCCGCGAGCGCTTCCCACACGTCAGGCCGGATCACCGTGTAACCCTCGTCGCTGTCCCAAATGCCCAGCGCCTCACGGCGGAAATCGTCGTCGCGGGTCAAGATGCGGCGCAAACGCTTGATCGCCCGTTCGTTCGTGCGCTGCGGATACGACGGGTTCGCCGTGCGCCACTGCGCGCGATCGTCGACGTCGGCATCCGGGTCGGCACTGAACTCGACATACAACGTGTCTTCGGTCTCGCCGTGCAACGCCTCGAACCGCATATTGAGAAACGCCTCGCCGGGGTCTTCCGGCTTCGGCGGCGTCCCCATCACAATGATGAGCGGGTTCGTCGCCTGGTTCGTCGTCGCCGCCAGGTCCGCGAGCTGCGCATGCGTCAGCGCCTGCGCCTCGTCGAGCACGAGGTACCGCACCTTCGTGAAACCACGGATAGCGCCACGCTCGCGGGCCGCGAACACGATTCGCGACCCGTTGCGGAACCGGATGCACTCGTTGCCGGCCGCCGTCGTGATGTCGTCCGGGTCGACATGCGGCGCCATCAGCGGCGCCAGCGCGAGCGACTTCAGCTCGTCGAACGTCTCACGCGCAACCTTGAACCGGTGCGCCGTCCACACGACCGTCGTCTTCGGGTTAGCGATGCATTCCGCGAACACGACGGTGCCGACGTTGAATGTCTTCCCGACCTGGCGCGCGATGCTCAGTACCGCAATATCAGCCGCGTACAACCCGTCGGCGCGCTTGCCGAGTAGGCACCTGTTCAGGTCGACTTGCCACGGGTCGTGAAACACGCCGACCTGCGCGAGTGTCGCCCGAATGCGCGGGTAGCCACTCGACACGATCCCGTCAGGCAGTACAACGTGACGCGCTTCAGGCAGCACCGAACGGTTCGTCGGGGGTATCAACAGCGTTTGCAACTGCGTCCCCCTTCGAGCCCTTGTCCATTTCATTGACTTCCGCGACGATTTCCAACAGGCGCCGGGTCAACGCGGCAAGATCACGAGCGGACGTCGCCGAGCTGTCGATTTCGTCCGCGATCCGATCACGCATCGCCACAAGCAGCGCGCGCCGGTCACCCGACACCGCTGCGTCACGAACCGGCCTCGCAGCGCCCATCCGACGGCCCTCCCGTGGAAACAGATGTGCGTAAAAAAGTCATCAGGCCGGGTTCCCCTT